TCACAATGTAGTTGGCAGTAGCCGATTCCATCTTGACGAAGCCCTTCAGATAAGGAGAATCCTTACGCCCTTCGAGATAGCCCACGACGACCATATCCCCGTTTTCGGGCTTGCGGTCAACGTTTCCCACAGCCCACACAGGGAAGGACTTGCCGTGGTCAAGAAACATGACTTCGACCGTCCTCTGTGCATCATAATTGGCGTTACTTACAACCCTTGCCAGCTTGTCCATAAGATACTCAGGGCTCTTATGAACGCGCTTCTTCGGTAAACTGTTCATCCTTTCCCCTCCTATGCTGGAATAGTAAGCTTCTGACCCGGGTATATCCAGTGCCCGTTGTCGGTTGCATTTCTTCGGTCTCTGGCAATCAGCATGCCGCTGTTGGCGTTCCATATCTTCCTCCACTGCAATGGATTTCCATAGGTTCGCTTTGCAATCGACCACAGCGTATCGCCTTTCACGACGGTATAGAATGTATCCGCTGGAGGTGCTGGAGCTGGTGGCGCTGGTGGCGACCATGCATATTGACCTGAGTCTACAAGGCTCGGAATGTCCATCCCTCTTGTCAGTGTGAGCGACGTCGTCCAGCCTTCGTACACGGTGAAGTTCTGTGTCACGCTTTCCACGTAGAACTCTTTGATAAAGTACTGGTTCCCGTAGTTCACCATCTGACCGATTTTGACTTCAGCACGCCCTCTAATATCAAGCTGACCTTGATAGAATGTGTGGTTATTCTCGAACCACGCCTTCAGCTTTCCTGTGTAGTTGCGGCTCATGCCTTCGAGCGTGAGCTGGTCGGTTACTTCCATCCCGTCAACAGTGACTTCAAGCGGTGATAGCCCATATACTTTGGCATTGTAAACATTAAGCATAGGCGGGGCTACCCTTTTTAAGTCAATGCCCAGCGGATTAATGGATGTTCCCGCCCAGAACAGGTTATAGTGCTGTTCGTCGGTACAATACATGTCTTCGCTGATAACGTCCTCTTGCTGGATGATGTGCCGTACGAGCTTGTTCTTCACGGCTGAATCATACGGCGTCTGTCTCAGACACAGGGTTATCTTCGCATTGTCATCCCCGAAGCGGAACGGGACTTCTCCTATCGTGTTCTGCTCGATATCCCCATTTACCAGCATGTTCTTCAAGTCTGGATTCCAGAACTCTGCAAGGCTTCGTGTATCAATAAACAGTTCCGTAAAGGTCTGCGGCGCCGCTCTTTGCATAAGATTCCATAAAGCGCCTTCGTACTGGTCAGCCGTTACCATGAGCGGCATGAAGAAGTTGATGCGCTCCAGTGTGCAGTGAATCATGTCTTTGACATTGACAACCCTTTTCGTAGCTGGTTTTGAGCGCTCATCCCATAGTGTCCAGCTAATATCATGAATCTTCGGAAAGATGTACTGCATCATGTTCCAGATGAGCTGGGCTGGTGAGCCCTTCATGACGCTGTCATTGGTGAATATCTTCAGAAGGTTAATCCATCCCGTGTCGGTCAGGAAGAAGTCTGCCGCGTTCTGTCCCGATATTTCGGGGTAGAACTTCAGTAAATCCTTCACAAACAGCTTTCCGAAGTCCCTTCCTGTGATAACGGTCATCGTCTGCGGCTTCCCGTCTCCGCCCATGGACTTCTTACGTTCCACTTTGTCTACGAGTCCGACCATAACCGTCGTTTTGATGCTGTCACCTACATAGCCCATGGAAATGACACATACATCCTGTGGATGAAGACGCGTATCCCATTGAAGACCCGCCAAAGTAACGGTAAAGGCACCCGCTGGAGAATCAAGCGACTTCTGTGTGGTTACACTTAGTACCTGATTCTGCGGGTTCAGCTCTTCTCCGAAGATGTTGTACCCGACGGACTTCGCACTGTATAAATTTTCATCGATGGTATGAAAGCTTACTTCGACGACGGGGGCGTATACACGCCCGTTCATCGTCGCTTGCTGTATATATTGTTTTTCCGTGCTGTTCGTCAATCATCTCACCCCTTAACCGTACGAAGGGTTCAGAAGTAGTTTCTGAGCTTCGTATGTTTTGATGGCATCCTGTATCATCTTCCGAAGTGCGCTTTGTGTCATGCCATTCAGCTCCGAAGCGCCGCTTCCTTCGAGCTTCACCGTGACTTCAACTTGTTTAACGCTCGTTCCTGATACCGTGCCCGCATCTCCCGTAAATGGATTGATACCGACATCCCCGTCACCGAAGCCGCCGCCGAATCCACTGGCTACGCCAAGGCTTCGAAGAAGTGTAGCGGGGTCTTTGAGGACGCCGTTTGCTCCCATATAGCCAATATGAAGATGGGCGCCTGTTGTATCGTTTCCGCTTCCCGCCACACCCGGCGTTCCGCCTGAATTACCAAGCCATTGCCCAGCCGATACCGTGGAACCCACTGTAAGACCCGCGTTGACGGCTGACATATGTGCAAAATAATAGGTCTCCCCGTTTGGCATCTTGATACCGACTTCGCTTCCGCCCGCATTGGTATTGGCTTTATGGTCGGGGTCAAGTGCTCCGCCGTCATCCATCTTGACGAAGGACACAGTTCCTCCCGCCATTGCCTGAATAGCTGTTCCTTGCTTCGTCTGAAGGTCGAGACCTCCGTGCGGCTTCGAACGACCAGACCTGTCACCGAATCCAGATGTGATGCGGTTTTGCCAGTCGGCGAAGACGTTTCCGCCGCCGTTGTTTCCCTGAGCCGCCATGGTCGGGTAGTATCTGAGTACGTGCTGTACATACCAAGGGTCTCCATACCCGTGCCAGTTGCCTTCGCCTGTGCCATTACCTCCATGAAGTCGTGAGAAAGCCATCATGTTATCTACGGAATAGCCACCGTGCTGGTCGAAGTACTTTTTAATACCGGGTCCCATGTTGTACATGGCAAGGGATTCCTGTACATTTCCATTGGTCTGCTTCAGGTAGCTTGCCAGCATCGAAGTCCCTTTGTCTATCGAAGTGGCTGGGTCGGATACACCGTTTACTTGCAATGGGTTGTTTCCGCGTCCACCAGACTCTTGACTCATGAGCGCCATGAGAAGGTTCGTGTCCCCTAGCCCATATTTGGCTCCAGCCGCGGCTAATGCTCCCTTGTATCCCATAACACTAGCTGGTATGGCTTTACCTCCACCCGCTATACCAAACGGGCTTGTTCCGACGTCACCGTCTCCGCTTCCGCCGCCCATCCAGCTTGGAAGGAACTTCTTCCATGTATCCCAGCTAAAGAAGTCTTTTACCTTGTCTATGAACTGCTGGAAGAACCCTTTTGAGCCGACGGTCTTGTCTTGGAAGTCTTCGTGGATGCCTTTTAAGTCATCCATGGTGTCCCCACTGGTTTTCTTAACGGCATCCAGCTTATCGGTCGTGGTCTTGTCCATGCTGGATAGAGACCCGTTACCGCCGCTTTCCAAGCTGATAAGCTGTTTCAGACCTTCGGTGCTTAAGCCTGTAATCTGCTTCGAAGACTCCGTATGGAAGTTGCTAATGTCGACAGAGCCGTTTTTCTTCAGCTCTTCGAGTCTCTTTTGCCCTTCGGCAGACAATGCGGTCACTTGAGCCTGTCCATTAGCTGAGAACCCTCCGATGGTGATAAGACCCTGTTGCTGTAAGTCCATCAAGGATTTCTTACCCGCATCGGTAAAGCCTGACAGGGTTGTGACGGATACGTTCTGCCCGTTTTGAAGTGTGATAAGACCTTTATCAGCAAGTTCTTGAAGCTTCTTCTGCCCGTAGCTGGTCAGGTTCGTAAGGTTCATGGTTCCCTGTGAAGCCATGGACTTCAAGCTGTCAAAGGCTTCTTTTGACTTTTCCTTATCGATATCCGTTTGGCTCTTCGGAAGCTTGCCGTTATCGAATAGTCCAGAGCGCTCCATGGCTCCATCGAATAGCCCTTTGTTTGGGTCAGTGAATGACGGGAACAGCCACTTCAGGGCATCTGAAGCATTCTTTCCGAAGTCTTTTCCCAGCTTGCTCCAGTCCGTCTTATCCGTCGCATACGTTTTTCCCCAGTTGCTTGGATTGATGTAGTCCACCCATGACAGTTTTCGCTTCGACCCATCTGGGTTATGACCCGTTGCCATATTGTGCGTGGCTTGTTTGTCTTCCTTCGACTGCGGCACTTTGCTTTCTGGTAAGAGCGTGTGCATAAGGCTTTCGAATGGTTTCACGATGCCGTTTTCTGGGTTCAGGAAGTTGTAAATGCTCTGTTTCTTAAGCGTTCCTCCTGTGACATTGCTAAGGCTGTCCACAATGAAACGGTCGAACCAGTTGGTTCCGCCTTTTATTCCCGCTTTCTTCGCCATTTCATCGGATTCTTTTTGGTCTCCGAAGGCGCCTAAAGCACCAAAACCTAAAGAACCCCATCCCCATACCTTTGCCGCCGTTCCCAGTTTACCTACGATAGGTAAAACTCCACCACCGCCTTTTCCTTCGCCTGAGCCACCTGAACCTCCGCCGCCTTTGCCACCTTTGCCGCCACCTCCGCCGCCCCCGCCAAGGAGCTTGCTGGCAATCAGCGCCGCGGCTACGGCTCCGCCGATGTCGGCAAGATGGTCTTGCATGAATTTCAGGATATCGCTTACGGTCTTGCTAATCGTATCCGTAATCCCGTTTCCGCTGGTCAATTGCTCCAGAAGGTTCGTAATGAGCCCTTTGGCTTCTGTTGCAATGGCAAGAAGCGGCTGACCTAAGTTCTCAAGCTGTTTCTCGAAGCGTGAATTGATGTCAAGGATGCTCTGCCCGAGCTGTCCCATACGCTCCTGATACTTCGCTGTTCCATCTCCATTGCTCATCTGACCAATGATGCCGTTTATTTTATCGCTGTCGAAGGCTGTGAATCCGTTGGTGGCTCCATACAGGTCATTGACCTGTGTCTTCGTAGCGTTGTATCCGCCATCCTGTAGCCACTTCTGAATCATCCGCTTCATGGTATTGTCGTTCCCACCAGAAGCCTTTCGAAGGTACTGCGTCATGGCTGGAAGGTTGTCAGTGTTCACCAGACCGTCTTCGAAGCTTGATTGTAGGTCGTAAAGACCCATCTTCCCGTACTTCTTCGGATTGTACTGCTGAAGCGCCTGAATCCCCATCCATTGCCACTGGTTGTTTTGCGAAGGATTGAAGATGCCGCCCAGACCTTGAATGATATTGGCACCCTTTTCGCCTGTTAGGCTCATCATGCCTTTTTCATTACCTATCGTATCAAGTGTGGTCTGGTACGCGAGTATTTGCTTCGCCCCTGTATCCTTTAGCGTTGTATTCATACTGGCAAGGAGTCCCGCCGAAGTCTGCATGACTTCGAGAATCCTTGGTGTCATGCCTGAGCGTGCTACCGAAGCCGCCACCATATCGGCTACCTGAGCAATGTTACCCGCACCGCCCTGTTTGACAACACTTCCAAGCCCTTGGGCTGTTTCCCCTGTGTCAAGACCGTATGCTCTTCCGAACTGTAAGCCGTAGCCCGTCATAAACGGGTTCTGGGCTCCTATCATTCGGCTCATCATGTCCTGATAGTTCCATGATTCTTCGGAAGTGTAACCCATTCCGTTGGCTCTTCCAATGGAACCCATCTGATTCCACATGTTGTATGCGGAACCTGAGTATCCATTGCCACGAAGGCGCTGGGAAAGGTTCATCGGCGTTACCTGTGAATTATAGGCTAATTGGTAAGCTTGCATGGCTGTCGAAGCGATTCCGCCTATTCCAGCCAGACCCGCAACGAATCCAGCCCCGCCTAAGAGCTTCCCTAAAATCCCGCTTCCAAGTAAAGAACCCCCGCCGCCACCTCCGCCGCCTAATCCCCATCGGTTCGGTCTTCGAATGCCTTCTTCGGCTTCATCGTCGATTTCGGAACCCGCTGTATTGGCTTCAGGTCTTCGATAGGTATTGGCTTCCCGGTCACGTCTGTTATAGAGGTCTTCGGAAGCTGTTAATTGCCTTCTAAGCTTATCCAGAAGCTTCTCACGCTTGTCGATTTCATTCTGGATTTGCTTCTGCATATCCTTCGAAGCGTTCTGTTGGCGCTTGTAGAGCTGGTCAATCGTGTCATTCTGCTTTTGAAATTCTCGGTTCAGCGCGTCCATGGTGCCCTTAAAACGTGTCCTATATACGTCAAGAGCACGAAGCTGGGTATCATCAAAGAATCCCCCTCTTCGTGCTCCTTTGTCTATCTCGCCAAGGACACTTTTAAGGTCTTTTTGAAGGTTCTTCAAACCATTTTCGAGCTGTGAGAACTCTCCACGCGCCGTTATGCGAATGGACTGCTCATTACTAGCCATGGCTATCCCTCCTTATATAAAACCTTAGCGAAGTGGTTTCAGACGGCTTACCAGTCGTCCTCATCGTCGTCTATCTCAACGTCGACCCATTCACCCTCATTTGATTTTTCAGACTTCGGAAGCGCGACAGTAACTTTATGCTCTGTCTTCGGAAGTGCTCCCGTGTCGGGCTCTTCTTCCCAGAAAAGCCGTTCGTCCCGTTCATCGGTTTCCTTATCATAGTTTTCAAATTCTTCATCTTCGAACTGCTCTTCGCTCTTCGAAGCCTTATCTCTAAGCTCCGCATCAATGGAGAAGTGCTCGAATTCGATTTCCATTTGTGCATCGGTCATGGCTAAAATACGCGGGTCGGTTGGCGGAAGTACCGCTCCGTTACCAGCATAGAGCTTCCGAAGAAGCCACATTTTACGCTCACTCGGCAGGCTTGCTATTTGGCGTTTGTGCTTTAATATTAGAGCTTCGAAAGGAGTTTTCCCATACCTCGTACAGTCCGTACACGTGGAAGATAATATCTAAGTCCTGTATTTCATGAATGTTCAGGAACCATTCAGGGCATTTCACGACGACTGTCTCAAGCGTTGCAATCGCCTGAGCCATCATACGTACGGAAGGGTCAACTAGTGTAAGCTCAGTGACACCCGCTTGTCGAAGGATTTCAGACTTGCGTCCGCCCATTTTCATGATTTCCATGACGCTTGGGCGCTTGAACAGGATTTTTCCTTTATACTGATTGCCTTCGGTTGAAGTAAAGTCGACGTTCATCACATTCTCAGCGTCCGCGCCTTCATTAACTTCCTTCGCAAGGTTTTCCATCTTTTGTTCTTCCATGAGCTTTCTTATCTGCTCCATGTTGCTCTCATTACCCATTGGCTGTTGTGCCATTCTCAACCAGCTCCATTCTTGTATTTGTCTATTTCATTATAAAACAACCCCTACACGATTGGGTAGGGGTTGTTTGAACTTCCGAAGATTATAACTTCTCTGGAGTTCCTTGGTCAGCGCTTAAGTACTGCCAAGATGCGTTCTCACCAGCGATAGCATTCGCACGGAACGATTCGCTGTAGTCCTGTAAGGAGCAACCGCGGTATACGACGATGATATCGCCTGTGAAGCGGTCTGTGATTTCGATATCGATAACATTCATGTTAAGGATACCTACACCAAGCTTCGCAAGACCAAGTTCAGCAAGAGACTTCTTACGAATCTTGAACTTGTCAAGCGTTACAGAGCCTTCGTAACGAAGAGCTACATGCTCCACTGGCATGATAGAACCGATTTCATATTGACCTTCTTGACCGAAGGAGCGACGACCGTCAACGGATTGTGCCCGACCGACTTCTTTACCGTCGATTTTAAGGCGTATCGTATGACCAGCATGTGATTGTTGTTGTGCTACGCTTGCCATTATCTATTCCCCCTTTATTTAGAACAGGAAGGGCTCTGGAGCCCTATCCTATTAGAGTACGAAGTGCGAAGTGATGAAGAAGTCATTCATCGGCAATGTTGGGCTACCTTGCCAGTCGACATTGAAGGCTGTACCGTTCTGAACAACCTTAACGGATTTAGGGTCGTAGTCACTAATCCAGTTGTTCTTTTTGTACTCTTCGATGCGGCTGATAGCATCATTGTAGATAGTGATTTCGATGCCAGCGACTCCAGCATGTCCCACGTACTTGTCTTCCATGTACGTTCTCATGTCACCGCTCATAACGTCTTTCAGTGTGGATACGGAAAGCTCAGCCTGAGTAAGGTCGCTTGAACCAGCGGCGGCAGTTACGCCTTGCACAATTCGGAAGCCTTTACGAGTGACTTCGGTAACAGCAACCCCAGCGTTTAGAAGCGTAGCAATGTCAGTAGACAAATACTGCTTCTGAAGACCAGCGAACTTCACATACTTGTATGTGATAGGCTCTTGTGGGTCTTGTCCAGCCCAGATACCAGCGTATGCAGAAGCAAGTGGAATGGAATCAGCGTAAGCAAGCTTCGAACCATCCACGTTGTAATCAAACGGAGCTGGAGAAGCGAATACGGCACGCTCATCATTTGCACTGTTCACCAATGTTGTGATATCGGTGATAGTAGCCGTTGCAAGGTGTCCGTAGAATCCGCGGCGCTCTTTACGAGCTGTTACACCTGACATGGCTGTGACGTGAGCGTCGACCTTTGAAATGATGGCACCTGTTGATGTGATAGGCACGATTCCATCGATGTACTCGTACTGGAGTTTATCGATGGCTGTTTGCCAGTCTGCATCAGTAGGCGGTTGCCCTTGTGTAGCTGGAACAGCTACAGACACGTAAATAAGGTCTGCACCGTGTTTCCATGCAATTTGCATGTTTGTAAGTAAGTCGCCTTCGCCCAAAGTAGCCACGGCATCCGCTGTTGTTTGAGAATTGAAGACTAATAGACCTGATACGTCGGTACCAGCTTTTAATGCTGGAGCTACGCCTACGAAGCCAAGAGCTCGGAATGAACCCACAGAAGATACGACCATTTGTGATGTATCGACTACGGAATAAGCACCCGGTCTCGTAATCTGTTGACCTCCAAAAGATATTGTACCCATTCGTTATACCCCCTTAATATGTGCGTTTTGATTGCTCTTCGAGAGCCTGAATCCACTCTGCCACGGTTCGCTGTCTGAACCCGTTTTCGATAAGACGTGCTTCATACTTAAAACTGGCGGCTAAGCCGGGATTCACTGGATTTGACTGCAAAAAGTCTTCGAAGCTTATAATCGGCGCTTCAGGTGCTTTCACTTCAGGCGTTTCCGCCACCTGTTCTTTGACTTCTTTCTTAGCCATTATTGACTACCCCCTTGCAGTACGCCATTTACAGGAACGGCGCTGATAGGTTGTGCAACCTTCGTAAAGTAGACATCGAGCGGATTCAGAAAGCTCATGGTAATCGTGCTCCAATAGATGGCTATTGGTGCCTGTTCCCCAGATACTTCCTGTTCGTCTTTGCCGCCCCGAAGGGTTATATTTAAAAGCCCTTGTTGCACCAAGCTTTGGCGCTGGGCTAGTAGAATAGCTTTCATCGCTTTATAGAGCTTGTCACGCTCATCGGCGTTGGTGTGCCAGATTCGAAGTTCCATAGATTCTGAGAAATACGTCCCGTATACCTCATAATAGGTCTGCGTATCCGCATCATAATAATTGCCTTCGCCATTGGCTATCGAAGTCTCTGATTCGCTGTCATCGACACGATTGATTCCGATACAGGGTATTTCCGAAGCCGTCGTCGGGTCAGCTTTGATGACCTTTACGGTTGGGTATCCTATCTTCGGAAGCTGGTCTTTGAGTGCGGAAGTGAGTGCTTCTTTTACGTCCACATGGTCGAATGTAAAGTCTGCCATGGTCAGTTACCCCCGTTTCCCATAAAATATAAGTCCATTTCGAATCCCCTTCGGATGAGCTCTATGGCTTCGTCTCGGGTGTTTTCGATAACGGCTTCCCGGATAGGTCTCGGTTTTACGGCTGGGAATTGCCAGCTTCGTGGGTCGCTGTTTTCAGATATTCTTCGGAAGGTCAAATATTGGGTATGTCTGTTCTTTCCCATTCGAACCATTCCGCTGTACATCCCCGATTTCCATGTATATCGGGCTCCCGGATGCCCACCTGAGTGACTTAGTTGACCCTGAGCAGAGTTTCCAAGGCGTCCGCCCCATGTGTACTTTCGCCCTGTGAAGAAGGACTTCAAAATGTTGTTCCTTCGGCTGAAGCCAAGTTGCTGGGCTTCTCTGTATACGTTCATCGGCATGGCTTGCATCCCTACCGTGCCCGGTGTCCCGTGCCTGAATGGGATGGTGATATACCGTTTTCCGTTCTTGCCCGTTTTTGCCTTCGGAGAACCCAAAAGCTGTGGTTTCATGTCCCTTGCTGGCTGACCTGTCTCGATAACCGCCGCATAGGGTGAAGTCGAGAAGACTTCTCCTGTTAAGTCTTCAGGGAACCGAAGCCCTTCCTGAATGCTTCGAACGTATTCACCTGAAACTGAATGCACCTGAAACGTTCCGCCACTATAGGACACTGTGGCACCAGACGCATAGGCAATCCAAGTTCTTTGCACCAAGTCTGTTGTAACAGCCCTTACCGCTTCTTTTGTATAGGTAAGGTTTCGCCCGTTTTTAGCATTGGATATTGCCCTTAAAACACCATCAAGATTCGGAAGGTCTGCGGCTAGTGTTAAAACGCTCATCGTTTATCTAACCCCCCAGCTCGATATCGAAGAGCCACTTTACGCGGCAAGTCCTGACCGTCTTGAAATCTTGGCGTTGGCAAACTTGTAAATACCGTGAATACAGGTCTGTGCGTGTACTGGACGGTATACTGTTCGCCATCGTTCGGTTGATTGACCCCTTGCCATACAACTTGAGCACCGTTCAGGGTGAAGTCGACATCCTTCGTATACAGGGTGATATCACCTGTTACAGGGTCGGACTTCCGAACGAGCCTTACTTCTACAATATCACTATTTAGAAGTGTGTCAGCGGGTCTTCCGTATATAGGAGTGTTTTTGATAAGGACTTCCGAAGTCTTATACTCATCGTCTGTTAGTGTGATAAGGTCGTTTTCCCCTATGCTGTAAATAAGGTTCTTACGACCCTTCGAAGTGCGATTTAGTAAACCTGTCGATGGGTTGACTTCGGGAACATAGTACCCGACTGTTAGCACGGCATCCCCTACTTGGAAAACGCCCGCCATTTCGTCAAATTCACGGCTGTTCGTGACACTCTGTAAGAGAACCACGTCTTCGATGGGGTCTGACAATGTGTATCCTTTTCCGTTGCATACTTTGCACTCATATAAAGGCTGACCGCTGTCAATATTGACACAGGAACAGGTGATGGACTCTTGCCATTTAACCGTTCTCCCCCTTCGAAGAAGGAGTTCTTCGTATTTTTGTGCGTTTATCTTTGGTTGTGCTGGCATGTCCTACACCTCCCTATAGTCCAGCGAATGTAATCCCGCGCTCTGTCGTCCTTGCGGCTCCCACTTTTGGGTCGAATAGGTCGGCTACGTCCTTCGTATACTGAGATACGAGTGAGCCGTATATCGAAGCGTCTCCTGATACACTCATGCTTGTGGATTCACTGAGCCCGTCGATGCCCGTCGAAGTACTGGATACCCCCTGAACGGCGGCGTTTGCGCTTATCTGGAGCACGTCGATGGACGCCTGTTTTGCCACAGCATTCCGAATGTCTTCGGGAATCTGGAACAATCCGTATCCAGCCGTATAATTCACATAGAGCATTTGCGGTAAATTACTGTTGATTTGCCCGGTTGCGAAGGGGTATCCGCTTTGGTTACTGCCCAGAAGGGCGAATAAAGTCGGGTCTCCCGCATACGGGACAATTTGGAGTTGCCCGGATTCTTTATAAAGCTTTATCCACTTCCGAACGTCGTTGCTTCTGTAGAAGTCTACAATCACCATTCCGTTTGGAAGTACCAGCTTCAAGCCTTCGAGAGACTGTACTTGACGCTCACGAAGTTGCATAAAGCCGTATTGGATGTACTCCCTTGCCACATAGTCATAAGCCGCTTCACCCCGTTCATAGTCAACGCCTTGAACAAGTCCTTGCTCATCTGGGTTACAAACGATGACCGTAGGCTTCAGGAACACTCCCAGCTTTCTTTCGATGTTTGTAATCGCTCCCTTTAAGAACTGAAGGATATCATCGTCCGTCATTGTACTGCCATCATCCTTCGCAAGAGGTAAGCCGAAGCACCATCTTGAGCGGATTTCCGAAGGAGTCGGAACGTTTGTATTGGCATTGACTGCCGATAGAACGCCGTCTGTCCCGCGGGTTTCCTGGTAGTATGGAGTGATTGCCATGGTATCACCTACATTCCGTAAGCGACGACGGTGACAACGCCATCAGCTTTAAAGTTATACGTAGCCACTGGAATCTGTCGCGTCGTATTGGCTGGAACCGGAATCGCTGTACCAATATGACCTTGGTCTGGGTAGTCGTTCAGCGTGATGTTTACTGTCGAAGCCGTCGCATTGGTGACTTCGATAAGCACATATTCACCGCGTTCACTTCCTACAGGTGTCAGCGTATTGGCTGGAACGCTATTGTACACTTGAACCTTTCGGAATCCTACTGCATATGCCATAGGTCTCTACCCCCTTATTTTTTAATGGATGGGCGCTTACGACTTGGCTTCGGTGCTGGAGCTTCTTCAGTTGATTCATCTTCCGAAGTCTGCTCATCTTCTGTCTCAGAATCTTCATCTTCCACTTCGGAAGGTGATTCTTCTGCTTCATTGGCTTCGAAGCCCGGTACAGTAAGCAATGCATCAAAAATTTCTTGCTCAACTTCGGCAAGCCCTTCGGCGTCGAAGGATACCTCTGTTGTATTCACAAACGTCTTCAGCGGGAATTCCCCGAATGTTTTACGAATGACTGGCATTTTTTGTCAGCTCCTTTGGTTTATTAAAAAACGGGGGCTAGAATAGCCCTAGCTCCCCGTTCTTAGGTTGTATGATTATCGAGCCACTGGCTTAACAGTACCGTAAGAAGTAGCACCATAAGATGGGTCAAACAGCTCACGATTAGAGTTGATGCCAAGTTTTCCGATATTCTTGAATACTACCACACGGCGTGGGTTGTAAACCTGTAGCATACCGTAAAGCAGAATCATGAAACGCTCAGAAGCCGAGATACGAGCAAGTGGCAATTTCATTAATGGAGCAAGCTGTTTGAAACGTAATACGTTCTCAGCGTCCATATCGATAAGGAATGCCATGTCAGTTCCCGGAATGTTGGCGTTTGTATCAGACAATACTTGAGTTGTGCCGCTTCCAGCATCCTTGACTTCGAAGGCGAATAGAGCCTTTGTAACGTCAGAAGAAGTTCCGCGGTACACTTTGTAAGAGTAAGCCGCTGGGTCAGAAGTTACGCGGTTGACAGTGATGTCAGCACGTTGTCCTGAAGTAGTTGTTACACTTGGAGACGCTACAGGAGCAGACTCACCAGCGCTGTTCTTCGCACTTACGAAGTAGAAGTATGTGCCAGCACCTAGTTTAGAAGTAGTATCAGCCACACCAGCAACAGGAGTCGCACCCAATGTTGGAATAGCTGGAGCACCCTTCTGAGAAGCCGCCTTCGGAGCACCTTGTGGCTTCAAGAAGATGTTGTTTTGGAAGTCGATGTCAGCCACGTTAGCTGAGTATCCGCGAACTGGTTGTCCAAGACGGATATCGCCCGGGTTACCGCTCATTAATACTCTTTGGCGTCCACCGTTACCAGTGATAAGCTTCGAGAAGTCTTTATGTGCTTGGTTGGTTAAGTGTAATTCAAGATTTCCGTTACCATAGTTATCAGCGATAACTGTAGCGGCATCTTCCAATGTGTTTTCATCTAATGGATTTCCACCCATGTCGATGATGTGCTGGGACTCATATGGCTTGCCGCCTACGAAGTTCTTTACTTGAGTGTAAAGACCGTCGAATGCTAATGGGTCAAGGCTTGAGTCAGCGAAGTAAAGAGCTCTTTCCAACTGTTGCAATAACCAAAGAGTTCCGTTCATGGACTCACGGGCTACGATGTCGCCTACAGTGTTGCGGACTAATGTAGCTGGATGAGTAACTACGCGAGTAGTTCCCAAGAACTTAACCATTTGGGATTGACGGATGTAGTTGGAATCCTCTTCATTTGGTAATCCACCTTCCATGAAGAATGGAGAACCGTCGCCGCCGTAGCTGTCAAGCACGTTGAATTCTTCAACAGTGTTGTAAGCTGGCTTCTTGTCCAACGCTTTCCAGAATTTAATATGCTTC